GGTGTGTATGAATCTATATGTATTCTAACGTTATCACACCAAAACTGTGACCTACTAAGGACAGTTATATAATTGTCACCTACGAAGAGTGTTAGCGTGTGTAATCATATACTCTCTGATCCACATCAACTCGTTAAAACATTTCTGATTGTGAGCACACCCACGAAGTTTAGGGTCTGGCTCGTGGAGAGACTCAATGAAGAGATCAAGTCCTCTATTCCACTTATCATTTTGCGAATCAAGATGTGCTTGATCTCTAGGTAATTCGGATCTGTCTAACATTTGTTTATTGGAATGAAAACCATCCTGTGATAATCATCTTCTCCTTAGTATCAGATACCCTTCCTCTATGGAAGTGTGTCCAATCTGCTGGCCAGATGACTGTGTATCCTTTTTGTGCGGGGACATACTTATCTTGATGAAACCACTCGGTGCCACCATCAGGGACATCGTTTAGGTATGTCATAAAGACAAGGTGTCTATAAACATTACTTGGTAGGCAGTTTGATCTCTCTGTATGCCAGAGTTTAAAACCACCACCCTTAGGATACCATTGTATAGAGAGTGGCTCGTTGATACGGAAGTTAGATAACTCACAGAAAGGAAATCTATCCATGTATTTCTCTAGGACTTCTTGCAACTCAACAAGATACTTCTCTAGGTGCATGACTGCTGCTTGGAATGGGACATGCAGGTCACGAGAATCTTTAAATTCTTTATTTGTTTTTACTTCTCCTGCTTCCATGAGTTGACCTTCAATATAAGGCAACCACTGTTGATGCCTATAGAAGTTTACAACCTCTTGGACTGCATCATCAGAAATAGTAGCACCCCAAATGAAGTCACTATCTTTGGTGCAGATCTTATTCTTATAGGTTGTAATCTCAGGATCTAGCATCTATTCTATAACTAAAAATTGCTCTAGGAGATTTGGGGGATGCCTCATGATACATCCCTTTAGGTATGTATAGTGCATCGCCAGGATTGATTGTGACGATATCCGCCATGCATGTTTCACATGCGTTAGTATCAAATCGATAGGATGTCCTACCCTTGACACCAATGATAAGGACATTCTCCTGATCATTATGCCTGCCGAATGTATCAGCAGGTGCAAAGTATGAGACATAGACATCCATGTTTTGACACTCGTGTCCTGCCCACTCTTCAAACTCTCTCCTTGCCATAGTAAAAGAAGGAGGAGCAGCACTCCCCCTTCGCCATTTTGACATATAAGAAGGCGGTCCTCCATCACTAATACAATGACAAAAACCTGTAGGGTCGTTAAGAGTTGCATTTACATACATCAACACTGCATCCCAAGGCACTGCAACATGCTTAGGGAAGATGTCTCTGTATACAATGTATCTCTCGTCATCCATAAACTAAATCATCACTAAGGTGGTCAATTAAAATCGCATAATCTTCTTCAACATCAATACCCCAGAAATGGACGTGGCGTTTGTCGGCATAAAATCGACATAGTGCTTGGAAGAGAGATGGATACTCGGTATCCAATTCCACTTCACCATTGACTGCTGACCTGAGAATGGACATGCAATCGGCAAAACGCTTTTCTACAGTCATAAGTAGACTCCTATTCTGTTGTGGCAATGGGGTTACCCCCAACGACTCAGGTTGGATTCGAACCAACGACCGACTGTTTAGAAGACAGTTGCTCTATCCACTGAGCTACTGAATCAATAGGTGAGGAAATGTACCTCAGTAAACCGTGGTCTGTCTATGAATGTATTACCTACCAGTCTCATGGAATGATAGATGTCTCCATTGAAAAAGACAGCACAGTTATATCGATCTAGTATACAGTGGGTCTCATCTGCATCATTACACCATGGGTTGAAGTGCTCACCTCCTCCGTTGTAGTCGAAGGAATTGTAGAAAGATGTGCCTGGTCCATAATCGTTACACTTGTTGAGATAAACTAGTCCGTTGATGCAGTGGGGGTCAGTATGGGGAAACCAATGACCCTTTGGTAAGGAGTTTAGCATGGTCATATTAAACATGCAACCTCCTTGGAAGTATGTATTCTGGTGGATGCCTAGTAAGGAGGAGGCTTCCCTGTGTATGTCAAACCATTGTCGATCATATGCTTCTGTAATTGCTTGTCTACCATCAAAAAACTCAACACCATTTGCTGCCTGAGGATCTTGTGGTTTGTGTGAAATAATAGGACAGTTTTGTAGATACTCTACCACTCTGTCTGGGTTTTTATATACGTTATCAACGTAGACAATCGGTCTTCCGTTTACGTCTTCCTTGGTAAATGTTAAGTTTGAATTTAATTGAAAGTCATCGCCTGTAAAAAACTTCATATTACTTTTTTGGTTTTGTCTACATGTCCTTTAATATTAAATGATATGATTGTGCGTTTAACTGGTGATCTATTCGGTGGTGCTTCATGGTGCAGTGCAGCAGGAAAGAACACAATAGACCCTTCCTTGACTGGTGGCACATAGGACATTAAGTTGCCATCGATGAAGTCGTGGAAGGGTGAATAGAAAGTAGTAGGGTGATGAATGTTTTCATCGAAGTCATAGTATAGCACACATGACCATCCATACATGCCATGATTGTGGACACGATGTTTGTGTGATGCAAATTGAGACTCAAACCACATTGATGAGATCTCCATCATGTGATTGCGACCAAGGCAACCACTTTTTTTGAATTTATTTATCGGTAATGCTGCTGCATCAAACACTTGGTCAGCATATGGTGGCAAGATACCCTGCTGATCCCACTCAAAGAAATCAGTATAGACTTCCACACCCTGATCCAGATGTTTATCTGTAGGGTCTGGTAATTTAATGGTATCTTTCTTCTCCGCCCAGTCTTCAATCTCGTATGTGCAGATCGGGACTCGGAATGGGAATTCCATCATGCTTCTTCAAGCTCTCGGATCTGCTTTGCTACCGTCTCTGCCTCTTCGGTCTTGCCTTCCTCAATAAGGTAGTGCAATTTATCAATAAGATACTCAACTGAGTCTACGAATTCGATGGGAGCCATGATTTGGTAGTGTAACTCTCGTAAGTATATATGGTCTCTGTCCATCTGTCAAGGATTGTAATGCTTAATAAACCATTCGGCATCCAACACCACTAGTGCCTTCTTCCGATTTTTCTTCATAAAAAGAGCAGGTGTATGGTCACCTGCGTTTGCACACGCTTGATCGTATGCATCGTAAACGTTAAGTTTCTCTACATTTTTACATTCAATAGAGAAAGGAAACTTTTCTCTTGCTGCTCTTGCCATGATAAGATCTTCGCCACCTGCACCCATACTACGAGACTCAATGTCCTCAGGGTGGACGTCACGATGCTCAATGAGCATGTCTCTTACCCATTTCTGGAAGTTTCTTCCTTTAGCTTTAGCACTTTGCGGTTTCAATCTGCGTAACCATCATCATCTCCATTGTATCTATACGACATACCTTCCTTAACTAGTGGATCGGAGACTACAGGTCTGTATGCATCCACATCTTCTTTTATAGCATCTTCCAAACTCTCTGCGAGGAGTTTAAGATTGTGTGCAATGAGTTTTACCTTTTGATAATTCATGGTTTAAGATTTTCTTGTAGGGTTTGCCAGTCCTTGTCAAATTGCTCTAGACCTTTATCGGTCAAGACATGCTTATACATTTTGTTAAACACGGCAGGAGGGATCGTGCAGATATCTGCACCAACTCCAAAACATCTACCGACCTGATGCACATCCCTAATAGATGCTGCTAGGATTTGTGTCTTTACAGAATGCCTAGAGTATACATCAGAGATTGCTCTGATCAACTCAACACCTGAGACAGAATTATCATTCAATCTACCAACGAAAGGTGACACATAAGTAGCACCTGCTTTCGCAGCAAGAATTGCTTGTGAGACTGAGAAGCAAAGAGTAACGTTAGTGGAGATACCATCCTCCGACAACTCTTTACATGCCTTAAGACCCTCTGGTGTGAGGGGTAATTTAATAGTTACACTAGGATGTATATCAATATAATCGTCTGCCATGTCTAGCATTTCTTCTGCTGTAGATCCAACGACCTCTGCAGAAACAGATGCTGTCCATCCAAACATGTTACAAATCTCAAGGATAACATCCCTAGGATCTTTCCCTTCTTTCATCATCAGGGAAGGGTTGGTAGTTACACCATCAATCAATCCTGTTGCAACTGCATCATAAACTACTTCGGTATTGCTACTGTCCAAAAATAGTTTCATGACTCTCCTCATAGTTAAAGTTATTTATTTTCGTGAAAAAAAGGAGGGAGGTTGGGTTACTGTATACCAACAAAGAACGGGCATTACTACAGAGTAAATACGTCCTTGCCTACGACCTACTTGGTTGAGTAGTTCTGCTATTCCTAGCAGCGAGCACCACCTCTGTCGTATCACCTTATCCAGCCATATGCCAGAAAGATTATTCAGTCACTCCCAATGTGCTGATCAGGCACAGATATATAATGGCATAAAAAAAGGAGGGTGTCAACCCCTCCTTAGAAATGTGTATGAATGATAACTATTTTTCACCTCTTCTTGGATTCTTTAGATACCAAGAAGGTGTGCCAAACACGTTTAGTGTAACCCATTTGGCATACGAAACACCTCTATAACACAGTAAAGCAAACACTTTATCTGGGTCATGTTTTTCTGGATCGTATTCTGGTAGACCGTAGTCCCATTCAATTTTAACTTTTAACCGCATCGCTGCCACCATGTTTTAAAAAATGGAGGAAGCGAACTTCTTGGTAGATGAAGTAGATGAATACAACAGATCCAATAGTTATCCAACTAACAGTCTGTAGTGCTTCCATCTTTCTACACCACTGCTAGTTTCTTTTCGACCTTAATACCACGATACATAAGTTCATGGTTTCTTGCCTGTGCGGCTTCTGCTAGTACCTTTGCTTTGTACTGCTCAGCGTCATACTTGACGCCACGATATGTGATAGTAGTCATTTGTTTCTCCTAAAGTTGGTGAAGTTTCTCCTTTAACCCTTGCGGGTGATCCGAGTTCCCGTTCCTTTAGTCGTTTGCGTCCCAATCGCATGTGAGACCTACTGCCTCAGTCAGATGTGTCTTGTATAATTCCACGATCTCTGCCCTCTGTTGAGGTGTAAGATCGGGATGTCGGTCTGCACGGTCAAGCTTTTCAGCAATGTCCACACAAGTAATACCTGCTACAAGTATTCCGACTAGATGTATCATGGGATGAACGCTCCGTTCCGCGACTTACTTGCGTCCCCTAAGGGATGAACGATACAGATATGTTATCATATCCACAACTATTTAGCAAACTTAGTCATTTAACTTAACGTTAACCTTAAGTTTTACGTCTTCTCTTCCCATGGGTCGGGGTATTCGGTAGTTTCCGATGCCTTTTCAGATGTGATTTCACCTGTTTCAAAAACTTCAAGTGGTCCTTTATACCAAAGCTCGGGTGGTGGCCATGAAGAGATGTACATGTCGTTGAGTCCTGCGACTTCTGATGGTTTTTCCACGATGATTGTGTTTTTCTTTTCTTCCTCATTCCATTGATCAACAATGTTTTCAATTTGTTGATCAACATCATGCATGGTCTTATCGACCTTAAATTCTAACCACCATTTTGCATACCAAGGTAGGCAAAAATTCAGAAGGATGAATCTAAAGATACCCTTCTGTTTCTTAGACCAATCCTCAAACTGTTGCACTTCAGTAGGGACACCGCCCCACCTGTGCGTAAACTCAAAGTGAAAATCCTGCGAAGGTGTCTTTCCCAACATCTTGTTTGATGCCTCCCACAATGTATGATTCAATCTCAGTTTCCTGAGGAGCATTCTGTTGCCCTTTGCTATTTAGCCAGTGGTTTGTCCATGGGAGTGGGTTAGTGCTCAGTGGTTGATCGAATACTGGTGTCAATCCAATCGCTTTCATACGACGGTTTGCAGTCCATTCAACATACTGAGTCAGTAGTCTTTCATTAAGACCAATGATGCTACCTTGTGAGAAGAGATAGGTTGCCCAATCTTTCTCCTCTTCTACAGCATCAACAAACATTTGTGTAATGTTTTCTCTTTCTTCGCGTGCAATCTCTTGCATCTCTGGATCATCACCTTGATCCCATCGTTTAAGGATCTTCTGTGTGATGTTTAGATGTTGTGATTCATCTCTTGCAATCAATGCAATGATCTTTGCTGACCCTTCCATGAGTTTCAACTCACCGAAAGCGAAAGAGCATGCAAATGAAACATAGAAACGAATACCTTCTAGGATGTTGACGTTAGCAACTGCCCTATAAAGTTTTCTCTTGAGGTCGTGCAATGTCCACTGTGAAGTAGGTGAGTCTCTCCAATCCTTCTTCCAGAAGTTGCTGTCTGCATACTGTCCTACTGCTTCAAGGAATTCATCGTATGCACTTGTGACAGACTTGGCACGAGCTAAAATCTTTTCGTCATCTAAAACTGTATCAAATACCTCTGATGGATCTGAGTATACATTCTTGATGATGTGTGTATATGAGCGTGAATGAATTTGCTCCATGAAATTCCATACACCAATACATCCTTCCAACTCAGGAAGACTACAGTAAGGTGCGAATGCCATGCCAGGACCTCTGCCCTGCACACTGTCAAGAAGGATTTGATACTTAAGGTTAGAAGTATAAATGTGCTTCTGTTGATCGTTTAGTGTTTTGTAATCTGAGCGATCCTTCTGTAGAGATACCTCCTCAGGTCTCCAAAAGAATCCTAGTTGTGATTGAGTTAGTCTCTCAAAGTCTGGATACTTATATTCATCATACCTCTGCATCCCTAGGGGTGCTCCAAAAAACATTGGTTGTTTAGTAGTGTCGGTCTTGTTGCTATTAAAAACAGTTACGGACATTCGATTATTAGGGATAGGGTTATACATTACAAGCGTCACAATCTGCCTCATCACCAGACAGAATTTCATTTACTAGGTCTTCTACTTTAGCAGAAGTATCGTCTTCATCTTTCTTATTATCGTATGTGTTTTGATAGTATGATGTTTTCCATCCATATTTGTATGTCGTAAGCAAGTCGTTTGCCATTACTGACATAGGGACATCACTATTCGCATAATTTTGTGGATTGTATGACCAGTTACCACTGATCGCTTGGTCAAAGAACTTTTGCATGACCGCAACAACCTTGATATATCCCTCATTGGATGGCATATCCCACAAGAGAGTGTAGTTATTTTTTAGTGTGTTGTATTGCGGAACAATCTGCTTAAGAGGTCCTTTCTTCGATTTCTTAATGGACAGGTAGTCGCGAGGTGGTTCGATTCCATTTGTTGCATTTGACACAACGGAACTGCTCTCCGATGGCATCTGTGCGGACAGAGTGCTGTGTCTGAGTCCGAACCTGAGGATGTCATCCCGTAAAGAATTCCAATCATGTTGATAATCGGGTGCGACGATGTTATCTACGTCCTTCTTATATGTATCGATCGGAAGAATTCCATCATGATACTTTGTGACCGAGAAATTACCACAAGGTCCTCTCTCTTTTGACAGAGTATTTGATGCTCTCAACAGGTAGTATTGGAATGACTCTGTAAGTTTATGGACAAGATCATATGCCTCTTGTGAGTCATAACTTGCACCATTCTTAGCAAGGTAATGTGCTAGTCCAATGTAACCAATACCTAGTGAGCGACGTGCGATAGTAGAATCTTCTGCTGCCTTGACAGGATACTCTTGATAGTCAATCAACTCCTCAAGACCACGGACTGCAAGGTCACATAGATTCTCCAACTCCTCTACTCTATTGATCTTACCTACGTTGATAGCAGACAAGATACACAATGCAATCTCACCCTGTCCTTGGATAGATTGAATAGGATCTGTAGGTAGAGTGATCTCTTGACACAAGTTACTCATATTCACCTTGTCTTTGAAAGATGAATGAGAGTTACAGTGATCGATATTCATAATGTAAATACGACCTGTCTCTGATCTCTCTTTCAATAGAGAAAGAATTATCTCCTGTGCGGAGAC